ATTAACGAGCAAATAAGTATTTTGCAAGAAGAGCTGGAAAATGGCGTGAATAAAGAAAAAGATACGACCAAAGTAAAGAAAGATACAGACGAGCGTATTGACCCGGAAACGAAAAAAGAGATGGTAAAGATTGAAGCGCTCCAATCACAAATAAAGATCGCCATGTTGAATTCGATATATGTGCCCAACACCAAAGACCATCTCTATAAACACGCCTATAATGCACATACCCCTGAACACAGTAAACCCTTTACATGTACTATTTCCGAACTGGTAGTAGAACAAATTATGTTGATTGATGATGTGGATAACAGTTGGAAGTTGTTGCTCCTAATGGGTATTGGTGTGTTTGCCAGCCATAAAAGTATTCGATATACTGAAATTATGAAACGACTGGCTCAAGAACAGAAATTGTATTTGATTATTGCTTCGACGGATTATATCTATGGGACGAATTACCAGTTTTGCCATGGCTATATTAGTAAGGATTTAGCTTATATGAGCCAAGAAAAATGTATTCAAGCCATGGGGCGCGTGGGTCGTAATAAACTTCAGCACGATTATAGTGTGCGGTTTCGTGACAACGAACTTATTTGGAAATTGTTTCAAACGGACGATGATAAGCCCGAGGTGAAGAATATGAATGTACTACTGGGGGCTCTGCCCCCACACCCCCGTATGTAAACCCCCGTATGTAAACCCCCCCCGTATATAAACCCCCGTATGTACCCCCCGTATGTAACCCCCCGTATGTAAACCAGTAACGGATGTAAAAATAAAAATAAAAAAAAATTAAACTAAAACTAACTTTTTTATTTTTATATTTTGTTTTACATTTTTATAATCAAAATGCTCAAACTACTCTACTAACGACGGCCTTTACCTCTTTGAACAAAACTTTTTATATTTCTTTTATTTTTATTATTATTTTTATTTATAAATTCAGCCCGTTTTGCCTGTTTAGGTTTTTTGATATAGGTGGTATCAACCGGTATGTAAATACTATATTGATACCTGATATCCTCGTTATCATATATCACCGAATTAAAGGAAGATAGCAGTATAGCATCATCGACATAATAACCACAACCTTTGCTATATAATAATTCTTGATTAAACAAGGAGGTGTCATAGTGACTAATGTTAAACTCGCGCCGACAATAACAGCATTGATAACAAGGATGTTTATGGTCATCGGTTGTTTCTTCGATTCGGTCAATCATTCTCTCCAAACAGGCAGGATGAAATGTTTTTGCACATGGTTTGGCGCATACAAACACTTTGTTACTGATGTGTCTATAGCAAATACCACATTCCGGATCTTTCTTTTCATCCTTTTCATCCTTTTCATCCTTTTGATTAAACGTTTTTCTATATTCCAAAACGTTTAATAAACTGAAATTAATTTTGTTGTTGTGTTTGTTTTGAATCTCACTGATGCTCTTGATAATGGCTTCCATTTTCTTTTCTTTTCTTCGATGTTTGTTTGATTGATTTGTTGGTTTGTTTGTTAATTTAATTTCATACAAGTATTTCAATTTTCTGTAGTTTTCGTAGGTCCACCACCAAAGAGTGACTGTTTTTGTGCTTTATATAAATTATAATTGGCTGTCATTGGATTTAAATAACGAGTAGATAATACTACGACGATACCTGCTAACAAACTATATTTCCATTTGAACTGAAAAAAAGGAACCACAAGTAAAAGTGCGATTAATAGATACGCGATAATCTGTACCATGTTAAACCAATACTGGATTTTTTCTTTGGTCTGAATACCTCGATTAAAATCGTCATCCATAAATTGTAAAAAAACCATACCTTCTTTGCCGGCAGGTTCGAAATAATATTCATAAAAAGGGCGATGTGTATTGCTTTTAACTACATAATCCAATACATGTTGCGGAAACAAGTAGACAATCGGTAACGTCGTAAAACATTTAAAGACATAAAAAGGCTTAAACTTTAATTTATTTTGTAGAGAAAAATCCCACGTTTGCTTATCAAAAATCCCATTCACATTTTTAATAAGGTCGCCATTTTCAGTGCTTAATACGTAAGCACCCGATCTGGCTAATCGTAGACCAACTTCTATTATTTTCGCATCTCGGTATTGGACATTGACAATACCGGTATAATCCGTCATGTGTCGGTTGACCCATTCGGTAATATTGTGCGGCGGTTTTGTCTCGGACGAAACGTATTTCCAATCATCGGTAAATCCATTCTGCTTTTCCGAATAAGTATATGTTATCTGATGAACTATTTTCCCTTTGAGTAGAACATAGTCGGTCATGCCCTCATTCGCATCAATAAATTCAGACCACATCATATTTTTATAATGGCTATATTTCTTAAGTTCGTTAGCATCATTGATTTTAAAACAGTTTTTAGACGAGGCACTTAAATGGCCCCACCGGGGTTTTATAAAAAGGGGGCAATTCCGCTTGTGGTCGGTATAAGATGAATTCTTTTCCCCCGATAGCATTTGAAATACCTGCTCTTCTTTACCTTTGACGTCTTCTAATTTTCCGCCCATTAAACCTTGACTTTTAATAATCCATAATTTATCATAGACAAATTTATAGTCTGGATATTTTGCATAGGCTTTGCCATCATACACCGGCATGTTGCTGGTTAAATGAAATTTAAAGGGGTCTATATAAGGATTGAAATACCCCATCAGTTTACACCAGGCTTCTTCTTTGGAAAATAACTTATTAAAAAGGAAAGACATTTACGTATAGTGTTTCTCTACTATTAGTGAATACAATTTAAAAATTAAAAATTGAAATACTTTTATGACAACTACTTACCTTAAAACCTTAATAAATAAAATGGCTGTTGTACCGCTTCATATTCGTGCGATGTTTAATTATTCCGTCAATCAGCAGCAGCGCGACAAAAGCGACCTATTGGAAGAGGCACATAATACATTTGCTGTCACCAGGGGGGACGGCATTAATATTTATCTACCCACCGAGATTTGGCAAATGATTTTTGACATTTCACACAATGTGGATACGTGTCAGACCCACTTGGCGTTTAAAAAAGAACGCATATATAACAGAGACACTTATTTCACATTCTCGGGTACGTTGCAAGAGTTTAACCATACATCACGCATGATGGAATTAGACAGTTTAATATTCGACGAACGGTCGGAGGGCGATGAACTGCCTTGGGAGCATCACTGCAAAGGTGCTTGTGGGGACACAGATAATTGTCCAATGGAACGCGGTGCGGTGTGTTCTAGCATTTGGAAAATTATGGAATTTAACAGTCAAAAAGAGTTGAATCTCTACAAATGGCTCATTCCTCGCGCGTATTCGTTTTATGGACAATATGAAGTTAAAAATTTTAAAATGGAAACCAGTTATGATGGTATTGAACCAGGTATTCCGACTGGCAGCCAGGGTGATTCATGTGAATCTATCTCGGGTCAAATACCCAGCAAAGGACCTCAACAGACATGTACTCATTGCGATTATCTGTTTTACATGTCAGACAAGCATTATTTCGACGATGAACATCAGTTGGAGTATTGTGGGTGGCGTTGTCATGCGATAGCGAATGGTATACTGCCCTAACCTAACGATGTTGTTTGTTATAAAAAATAAAAATAAAAAGTTGATAAAAATAAAAATAAAAAGTTGATAAAAATAAAAATAAAAATATAAAAATAAAAAAGGATTTTCATCTTTTTTATTTTTGTATTTTTTTGTTAATTATTTTATATAAATTTATTAATTATTTTAATTGACTGCTACGAATTTGATGCGCGCATTGAATCGTTCTGGGTCATCTTTAATACAAAATACATTAAACAAATGAGTCCATACGGCAACTGTGGGTTTTTCCATATGAGATGCTACAATAAAATTTTTAAATTCACCCCAAAGTAGAACTTCATCTTTAATGATGGGGATAAAATTTATCCATAAATCATGTATCATTTCCCATTCGACATAGCCTTCACGAAAACCGCCATTTACTTCATCTATGAATCTGAACCGATAACCGACTGTTTGCGGAATAAATTCAATACCGCATCCACAGTCACATATTTCACCTTCGATATCGTCATCGTTAAGTTGATCGGCCATTTTTCTTAAATATAATAATATTTATTAATATGATTATTTACAGTAATAAAGTAATAAAGTAATTCAATTTTTACTAAAAGGGGCTGTTCCCCTCTGTTGTTTATTTTTTGGACATTTTTATACATATGAGTTTGCCACACTTTTTCAAAGTATGTTTTGGTTCAATCTGCTTCGCTTGAACCTTTTTTTAAAAGGTTGGTTAGATATAAATATATTCCAACGGCGTATCATCTGGAATATGATCTGGATTTTGTATATAAGGTTCCAGGTGGCACCACACGCGGTCATTGGGATAGTCGCGTACCGAGCTGGCAATCAAATCCAACAGATCACCCCATGTCTCGATTAATGCGTAAGGAATATAATTTACCCAGTTTATATCAACCAGCTGGTCTTCTATCATAACGATCTCTTCATCTTCGAGAGAGAGTTTAATTTTAAACCCCAGTCCTTCGCCTTGTAAGAACGTGAGCCCGCATCCGCAGTCGCAGACATATTGTTTTTTAATGTCCATGTTATTATATTGGTCGTACTTGACGTTTTGAACATCCATTTATGTATTGGTCTATTTCACTTTGTTCGTTTGTATGAGTGTGGTAATGGTAAATTGAGAAAAGTATTTCAATTTTAAGGGACGACCGTCCCTTTTAAACCCTGTTCAATATTAAGGGACGACCAACCCTGTTCAATATTAAGGGACGACCAACCCTGTTCAATATTACGAAACGCATAAACTTTTGCTCTCAACTCTAAATAATACTTGTATCGTTCGAGAGGTAATTCCGAATCAAACACTTTACTATTACCAGTAGAGATGACCTCTACTTTTTTCTTATCTACTCCCGAGTTCGGATCTTGTTGAATCATTGTATTATAAATTTTTATTGTTTTCCAACCTTCCAATACTTTTTCAAAAATGAAAATGACTTCTTCGCCTGTAATACCGCGTTTAGTAGAGCGTTTCTTCTCGCGACGTTCTTTCTTTTTTAATAAAAAAGATTGTTTGTAGGTGTTATCAGGTATAATATTCATTATAAGTGTATAATGAATATAATAAATATTATTTATATTTTAATATATTGGATTTATCTATTTTATATTTTTATATTACATTTTTTCCAAAAACCTATGCTATCTGGTAATGGATTATAAGCACTATCTATTTTTAATAATTCAACTAGTTTTTTAGCAAATCCGTTTCTTCTCGCTCTTGAATGTGTCCAAATCATAATAGCTGTATTATTTTCTTTTTCTTTTTCTTTTACACAAAAACAAGGCAATAAATAACATGATTTATTTCCATCAATGTAATCAATTGCAAATAGTTCATCCATCATTGCGCCGCGTTTATACATTGCGTCAGTTTCATCCACTCGTAAACCATACAAGTTTCCTTTTATATATTCTTCTAAAATAGTTGTTCTATTATATATGAAACCATTATGGTCATCCATTAATTCATCCATCAAACACCAAAAATCACTACCAGATACAATAGTTGTTAGTTTAATTTCACCCCAATCTTCCATTTTTTGTTGATATTTAATTATTATTTAAATAATATATCAATTTTATAGTGTTTATTTTTTAACCAAAGGGTATTACTTTACCAATTTGTTGAGTGTACTCTCATTTTTCCCATATTTTTCTAAAAGTAATCCTTCATAACGTTCAAATAGTTCTGTTACAACTTCACTTTTATAAAAGGGTAGTTGACATTGAGACATAAGTCGTCGTATATTCTTAACAATATCAATCGTTAAATCATTCTTGATATTATTTTTAATACGCAGTTCATCCAAATGTTGTAAAATAGAATTAGGTTTACATCCTTCTAATGTTTTATCAATAACTATAAACATTTCAGCTAGATGAATCTTTCGCCGTTTAATATTTTTCTCTTCTTGTGTGGTTGATTCTTTTAAAACTTTTTCTTCGTTTCTACAAACTGTTGTTCCATTTTTAATTTTGCCGACAACATCTTTTGATAGATGTAATTCTTCTTCTATTTCTTTATTCTTTTTGCCTTGTTTAAACAGTTCTCTCGCTTGTAAAATAAGTTCATCACTAACACCATTTTTTGCATTTCTTATAGATGTCGACATTTTCTTTCTTGTTTCAGCGGATTTCGTTTTACCAAAACTATGATGTCCTTCGCCTTTCATCTGTTCGGATTTATCTTTATATACCTGTTTTCGTATGATTTCCTTACAGACTTTCTCTTTCAACTCTTTCAATCGTATTGTTTCGTTATAACCTTCTTTGCCTTTCTCATTACAATTTGTTTCTGTGAAATTTTCTATTTTGTGTTTTTCCTCATTACATATCTTATACATTTCCATTTTTATATTTTTATCATCGGTCAAAAGATATTTTTCAAAGGCAATTGCTTGATTGTATTTAACAATTAGGCCATTTTTGACGAGGGAAATGAATTTCAGGCAGTCGGATTTACTTGAAATAGTATAATCAATATTGTTCTCAATATTTCCAAATCCAAGAAATTCTTTTATTTTTTCCAACACTTTTGGATGGTTTTTTTGAGAAATCGATATATAGAAACTAGTAATTTTATTTTTATTTATATAAAAGCACCCTTCGGCGTCTGTAATACCTAAAATATAGTTTATATTCATTCGTGGTAAGTTTGTTTCATCTAGAATTTTATTTTCATTATATTCTTTGCATTTTTTATACAGTTCTTCTTTTTGTTCTACTACATTTGGTATATCTGCTAATTTATAAAATTCGTTTAAACATTCTAGTTGCGGTTGTTTTATAATAATACTATGACGAATATAATCCAAGAGTAATTTATAGTCATTGCTTCTCATCATTAAATTATATTGATTACGTCTGTTATGTTTATGGTATAAACCATCTCTGGTCATCATATTTTCTACTCTGTCATTTCTATTTTTAGATGTTGTGATACTTCCACCAAAATGATAACGAATAATTTGTAAAATATTGGATCTACATTGTGTAATTGTTATGCCTGATTGATATCCTTCTTCTATTTTACGAATAAATATACAACCATCGCCATCTATGACGCCTGCTATGTAAGAAGCACTAGGTGGAAATGTATGAAACCGTTGAAGTTGTTTAATGTTATCTTCCTCAATAGATGTCATCTTCTATATTATAATATATACGCGTTCGTTTAAGTCATTTCAATTTAATCATATTATATTTTTAATGTTGCGATTTTGGCTGGAAATATATCATTTTCCAAATCATCGACTACTTTATTTATTATTGTTAATTTTTCTAATATGGGTATTTTATTAGATTTGGTTCCAGTCCAAATTTTTTCTAGTTTCGGATGGGTTTCTATTTTGAAGAAACTTCTTATTTTATCTTTATTCTTACCAACAACTTCTTCGTAGTAGTTAACATATTTTCGCATCATATCTTGTGTAATTCCTTCTGGAAGTGGTTTTGCGCTACTTTTACGTGCACGTTTAGTACCTTTCATAATCCCTTTACTATTTTGCTCTTGTTCTTCTCTTGAAGCTAATCGTAAATTTTCCAAACGATTATTAATAGGATTTCGATCAATATGATCAACACTTAAATGTTTTGTACCTTTTCCGTTGCCGAAACAATTCATGATAATTTGATGAATAAATAATGATTTATAAGAACATAAAATATATCCGTTTGAATGTTTATGCCATGTAAGTTTATTGTTATTGTTGCTATTTTTTTCAAAATCCAAAATTTTTTGATAACTTTCTATTGATAATTTACATACTGTATCTTTTTCACAATACATCAACAAATATATATCATCATTTTCTTTTATTTTCCATAAAGGATTTTTCATATAATATGGGTCTACACCATTCATAGCATAGTGTCCTGGTATATATTCTAATATATCATGTTTAATACATAGCTGTTCGTGATAATGATGATAGCATATTACATTTGATTTCCTCAAATCATAAATGTTGTTATTTTTGAAAACATAATTTACATTGATATCTTTAAATCCAAAAATGAATTGTAAATAATTAATACAATTGCCATTATAATTATAAGACGGATATATATCGGTTTCATTAACAAAAACAAATTTCTTTTTAAAATTTATTATTTTATCTCTCGTTTCAAAGTCTAACATATATTTCTTATCGGCATAATGAATATTACCACAATTTAATTCATTATCAGTTGAATAAATAGGTTTTGACATTTCTATAGTGATTTCTGTTACATCGTCAAACGATCTAATTATATTATCAATTTTATCATTATTCATATTATAATTTAATAATATGAATTCTTTTTATATTGTTTTCAACTAATATACTATTTATATTAGTTAGTCTAGTTGCTATACGCTAAACCTCCCCGGTAAGCACATAGCCACCCCAATTTTTCAATTGAAGCATGGACTATCCCTTAAGTTATCATTGGATGTTGTTAGCACCCTCAAACCCACTCCATTATAGTCTCTGAACCTTTCCCATGTGCTAACATTAGCGCATTTAGGGACTTGGCTGCGGATTGTCCAATCCTTTTCGTTATTACTATGCTCTAGGTCATTACCCCGAGTATTCCATATGCTTTCGCAAAAGGAAGTAGTAGAAAAGGCTATTAGGATGTTCCCGCAATTTAGAAATGTTGCCTCATCTGATAGTCAGATAGAGACTAGCTGGTTACATGATGTGTTTACAACACATATTTGCTTTACACTGTTTATCCAATTTAGTAAGCAAATAACTAAATAGGCAGCCAACTGTTTGGCACAGGATTGAAGTATGCCAGACATGACCCGAAGTACGTTATAATTTACAGCGTACACTCTAACTTTAGCAGTCGCGGTACCCGCAACACACGCGTTCGACAACACCAGCTGAAGAGTGGCGTTATCAATGCGCGAGAAGTTGCACGTGCCAGACGGCTGGTGCTCTTCAGGCCGCAGGGCGAACGAGTAGACGTTGATACCAGTGTCCGGGTTGCGAGTGTGGTGTTGGTACGGTTGAACGAGGTCGAAATAAGTTCCTTCACGTTCCGAGAACCGATCTTGCCCGTTGAGCTGCAGCTTGGCATTCACAACGGGGTTCTCACCCCAGCAGTGCATGTCCAGCGACGTCTCCGTGAGGACGAACGTACCGGCATCAGACACGAGCGACTCGGGGCCAGTACCACCACCAACTCCGGGAAGAGTAGGGCCTCCACCTTCCCAGTTGGTCCATTGAGTATAGTTTGCAACATCACCAGCTTCCGTCTCATTAAACAAACCGCTGCCGTTGATAAACGAGTTAGTAGTAGCAGCAACCGCATTGGCTCCACCGAACGCATGGATAGCGTTCAACAGCGGGTCAATCGCGTCCGTGTAATTGAACGGTTGAGCACCCAGCGTCTGGTATAAAATATTACCAGGAGTCAACGAGCTACAATAATCGACGTTGGCATCAGGCTGGACGACAAACACCAACTCTTTGCAAGGGTGGTTGAAGTTCAATTTGATCTTGTTCGACGAAGAGCCGACCGACTCATCGCCGGTAAACTGCAGCTGTTCAATAAGGTATTCATGGGGGTTCTGGGCCATCCGTCTGCGCTCATCCGTATCGAGGAACACATAGTCGACATACAGGGACGCAGCCACGAGCGACTGGTTGTAAGCCGTAGTGACTTTCGTCGACGGCGTGGTACCAGCAGTCGCATTCGCCAAGTTGTTCACAGCCCACAGACATTCATCAATCGGGCGGATATCCAGATTGATTTTAACCTCGTGATACTGAAGAGCAATCAAAGGCAGAGCAAGACCGGGGTTGCGGCAATACCAGAACTGGAACGGCACATAGAGAGTCGTTTCAGGCAGAGCACTGCGCGGGGCACAGACCTGCGCCGGGGCAGTGGACGCACAAGGGCCATCCACTGCGTTAAACGACGGGTCAGTGATGAAGGTGAGCTGGGTCGTATTGCCCACCATCTTGAAGTAACCACGCTCCTGTTCTTTCGTGAGCGTGAGCTGATTCCAGATGTGCATCCAGTCACCATACTGTCTGTCAATGCGCTGACCACCGATTTCAACTTCAACCTGGGAGATCATCTGCTCACCAGGGAAATCGAGCCATCGGGCATAGACACCCTGGTTGAGAACACCAGCATTACCGCCATTCGCCATCGACTGGTTGATTTCGGGCAACGTCACCTGTAAATAGGTGCGGTACGCCAAATCACCATTGCGACTGATCGTGCACGTCACACGCCGACCGAAATCAGCCTGGCCGTTGAACGTCTGTTCAATCGATTCCATAGCAAAGTTGGTGTGACGACGATAGGTCACCTTCCAGAAGGTAATCTGGGGGTTACCCGTCAGGTAAACATCTTGAGCGCCATAAGCTACGAGTTGCATAAGTCCTCCTCCCATATTGTTATATTATTGCTAAAGAAAATAAATTTGGCAAAAACAACCTTTTTTAAAAATCAAACTTGAAAACAGAAAATCAAGTTATTCCAAATATACACTAAATATCGTTAAACTGACACTTATTAATCTCGCGCCCCCAAGTGTGCTTCAATAAATTTGCGTACATAACTTTCTAAATAGACTTCTTTTTTACCTTCGTGTTTTTTTGTAAAAATATATTTATCTTCATTTTTTTTCACACTCCATCCCGATTCTATAGCATTATAGACAAAAGCCATTTTTTGAAGTTTCATAAAATCTACATTTAAATGTTCAGGTGAATCAATTAATATTGTATTTGTATTTGTATTTGTTGTCGTATCATTCTCCATTTCTATTAAAAGTAGACTAGAAAACATTCGTGTTTTTCAAACTATCTATCACGGCAAAAAAACAATCTTGTTTTTGGTTCGATTGAACCTTACAAGTTCAAAAGGTTGTTGTTTTCTAAAAAGGAAGGTTTAAATAAATAACACTAGACTAGTATATAAATAACAAGTATGCCTATATTTAAACCAAAAAATACCAAAAAAATAGAAATATCTAAAAAAACATCTACTACATTAGATGGCAAACATAAAGAAATCACAGAGGCTATTAAAAAAGAACAAGATGAGCTGTTGCCATCGCTTATTCAACAAAAAAATGAAATGGCCAAAAATTTAAAGGAAAAGTTAAAAGAAAATACATTATCCATTGAAGAGAAACTTGAATTAAAAGATAAATTAACAGAATTAAAAGAACAAATAAGTCAAATAAATAAAAGAGAAAAAGACTATTTGCTAAATAATTCCTCTTTTATTTTCGAATATTTTGAAAATAAGAAAAAAATAGCGGAATGTACAAATAAAACAACTATTTTAGATACATTTTTTAGTATAAATAAAAACAGTGATGATTCTCAAAAAGAAAAAGAATATATATCGAATGAAAAAAAAAATATTCAAAAATACATGACCAATGTCGATGACAGTTTTTTAGATATTAATAATTTTGTTCAGCAAACCGATATATGCAGAGACTGTAACAAGGGCGAAATGATTCCGGTAGAACATGAGGGCATATTGGTCTGTAATATGTGTTCGAAAAGTATTCCCTATTTAGTAGAGAATGAAAAACCTTCTTATAAAGAGCCACCCAAAGAAGTGTGTTTTTACGCTTATAAACGCATCAATCATTTTAGAGAAATATTGGCGCAATTTCAGGCAAAAGAAACGACACAAATTCCGGATGAAGTGATTGTAAATATTCATCAACAAATTAAAAAAGAAAGAGTTAAATTATCGCAAATCACCAATAAACGGGCAAAAGAGATTTTGAAAAAATTGGGCTATAATAAATATTATGAACATATACCATTTATTAAAGATAAGTTGGGCATTAAACCGCCTATTATGAGTTCAGAGCTGGAAGATACCTTGTGTAATTTATTTATGGAAATACAAGGGCCGTATGCGAAATATTGCCCAGATGACCGAGTTAATTTTTTGAATTATTATTATACCGTTTATAAATTATGTGAACTGTTGGACCAGCACCAGTTTTTGCCGTTTTTTCCCATGCTAAAAGACCGTGAAAAAAGGATTGAACAAGATGAGATTTGGCGAAATATTTGTGATGAATTGGATTGGGAATATATCCCGACCATCTAGAGGGGAGGGGTACACCCCTCTTACACCCCGGGAGGTCACCTAGCGGCGACCTCTGTTGCTTTATATATTATCAAAAAAATAGTAATATAACATTTATATTATTATTTATAAAATTTATTAAAGTCTGGGCGACATTTATATGTTGTCAAATAATGTTAATATAAAATTTATCACATACCGGGGGTTAGGGGGTCACGACCCCCTTGCTTAAAAAGCCCTCGGAAATCCCACCAGATTAGCACCAATACCAAAGCCGGCACCCGATCGTGCACTCACACCCATGCTCGGCACATAAGTATCCAGAATGCTAAAGGTAGCCGCCGCCGTCAAAGCAATCAAGGTAATCTCATCCAGATTCAACGACCGCTTGGGGATGGCAAACGCAGCGATAGCTACCATCAGACCTTCTACCAAATATTTAATTGCGCGCTTCACGAGTTCACTAAAATTCAGAGCGTCGGTAAACATTGTTATAATAAATGTAAAGAAAATAACCTTTTGCCGAAGCTTTTCTCAAAAGCTTTTTTCTCAAAAGTGGTTGTATATATTAATATAAAAAATAACTTAAAACCTATTGAATTAATTAAGTATACAATGTCTACGTTCTCTAAAGATTCTACTTTTACTACGTTGCCTCCGCAAAACACTAAACCAAATGGCGTAGAATTCAGAACATTGGCCGATGGCACTCAAAACCCCCAATATGTGGATTTGCTCGATGAAGACAAGCCGGTGGCCGGCCAACGTTTCGCCTGTATTTCATTTATTTCGCCTGAAAAGATTTTGAAGCAGAGAGAAATGTTTAATTTCCAACACTTTCTAAAGCAGTGGGATATGCACAAGTCGCTCGAAAAGTTTAACCAATTTTTGAGTTTTCTCGCGTATAAATATACGCTAAATTTCGACCACTTGACCAAAGATTTGGAAGAGTTTTGTTCCGAGGAAAAGGAAAATCTGTTTACGTCTACTTTAGAAGATGAATTTAAGAATTTCATGGATGTGAATGATTCGCGTCTGGAAGAAGAGTTTAACAAGAAGCATAGTTTTCAGACGAGTACCCGCGGCTTCAAAGTACGCGGCTCTTACCCGAGTCAGCCCGAGGCTGAATTGCGCTGTAAAATGTTGCGCGAAGTCGATCCGAACCATGATGTCTATGTGGGACCGGTTGGTACATGGGTGCCTTTTCACCCGGAAGCCTATAAAACGGGTCGCGTCGAATACTTGGAAGATGAGCTAAATCAGCTCATGCAAGAGAAGAATAAAAACGAAACATATGCGAAAACCGAGTTTGAAAAGCGAGTGCGAGACAGCAAGGAACAAGCAATGAAAGACAATATTAAGAAAGCACAAGAGTCGGGCAATGTGCTGACACAAACGATTAATGAACAGGGACAACTGATTAGCGTGAAAGATATGAATACCACCGAGTCGACGATTAATATTGATGATGGTCCCAGTAGCAACAGTAGCAACAGTAGCGGCAGTAGCGTCAGTGCGGCAGATGTGCGCAGAGCACTCTTTGAAGGAGAAAACATTGTGATTGATTATAAGAATTCCGATCACGGTGTAGGGCAACTAAATTCAGTTTCAGAAAAGGGAACCTAGGTTCCCTTTGAAACAAAGGGGTTATACCCCTTTAAAACCCCATCTAAGTAAATAGGAACCTTATTTGAACCCCCTTTACTAATAATACTTAAATAATAAAAACATATTATTTAAATATAATGATGTGATGTTTGCTAGTAAAAATAAGTGTCATTATGATACTTGTACTAAAAAAGTATCCATGACTGAAATGATTTCCTGTAAAGGGGCACAGCCCCGTGAGGCAAACTAAATGTGAACATATATTATTACCACCCTTTCGTTTACCTCATGGGGTTTGAAAGGGGCAGAGCCCCTTTACCATTTCGACTTTTTAACATTTATCTTCGGTCCCGCTCCTCTTTTCTTCTGACTATTTGGATCATAAGCATCATCTTCATCATCGGAATTCAAATCTTTGGATAAATCCCAAAATTGCTTCGAGCCTAATTTGAAATCCGCATGGGGTTCCGCCTTGTACCAAAATATTTGGTCTTGTAATTTATTCGATTTGGAATTGTTATTAATGACGAGACACTCAAAATTTTCAGTACATTGGTCCATCACTTGACAAAAAGATTCAAAGGTCGGAAACATGCCCGCATAGTTTTCCCAGATACGTCGCCGATTAGCAATATACGGCTCTCGCAAAATAAACACGTAATCAATATTCGTCCGTAAATTAGGGGGAATACCGAGTGGGTATTGCATAGTAATAATGAGCATCACTTTCCAGTGCCGACCGTTCATAAAAAGCAGACGCATGATTTTATCTTTCGTCCATGTGGCATCATACAGACAATCGTCTAAAATAACAAACGCTCGAGGATCGATATTACACTTTTTATATTTTTTAATATCGCTTTGCACTTCTTTCATAACCTGCTTTTGTCGCTTTAAAATATTCTCAATGATGGCAGTATTGTACTCATCGTGAATAAAGAGTTTAGGCACCATCGAACCGTAAAATCCATTACCCGCTTCTGTCCCAGATATAACTGTCCCTATAGGAATATCTTGATGGTAGAAAAGTAAATCTCGGACGAGGTAACTCTTACCTGTATCACGCCGACCGATGAGTACAACTACAGGTCCTTTATTTTCATCGGGTTTAAAACTAATATGTCGCATTTCAAATTTTTTCAGTTCTAAAGTCATTTACAATTAACCTTTAAAAACAACCTTTAAAAAAGGTTGGGCCAAAAACCGCAAACAACCGATTTCGCAGTGAAACATGTTTACACCATTGGACATTTATAACGTCCAATATAACGTTGCCTTTGTGACCGATTAATCGTCGACGAGTCGGCGTTTTACACCTTTTAACATTTCAAATGCCGAATACTATATAAATATAATTGAATATATATAGGTAAAATGCCATATATTCATTATAATGGAATAGGTGCAAAAGACACTGAAATACATTCTATTGAGGAGTTTTTAAATATTATGAAATATGCCTCATTCCATTACTATGAAATGACTTCTTTTGGGGTTGATATGGAATATAAAAATTATTTACTTCCTGATAATTTTATAAAGTTTACATTAGAAGAATGGATAGATTATTCAGGCGCTAAATATTATGATACCGAATGGTAATATTATTTATAATCGACAGTTTAAATGTGCGAAGGTGTAAATGTCCAAAGGTGTAAAAAGCGCGACAAAACCGATGCAATATTCAAATACTTTACACACATTAAATATTACCTCGGTTTTGGTTCAACCTTTTTTAAAGGTTGTGAGTTAAAATATCGTATAATAAATATTAAGCAGAACTAATGGAGTTTTCTTATAAAAAAAACGATAATAAAAAACTATTTACAAGTTTAGTAGATTTACAAGTCTCTCAATGTCAAAATTATATACCTTTATATGAGAAGTTCTTTACTATTAATGATACCAATTGTAACTCTATTCAATTAAATAATGTAAATTCTCTACAAAGCATTCGGGCTAAAGTAACCGATAATATATTTAATGGTACAGTTCTTAACCAAACCACTGGATTGAAAGAAAAAAGAGATATATTTTTTAAGTTTAGCCCTCTGCTCGATCCGATTAAATATTTAATTGGTAAATATGATGTTAGTAATGTAAATCTGCTAAATTTACCGATTTATTCCGTTGCCGCAGATAGAAATGCTGACTCAAAAACTCTAGACAAAAATAACGCTGCCTATGTCGACGGGTTTTTTACCTATTTAACCAGTCAATTGTTACATAATCACGGCTTTAAACATGGTATTGATTTTTACGGTTCTTTTCTAGCTTTGAAAAATGATTTTAGCATCGATGTATGTGATGACATTGATTACATGAGTGAATCCGAATTTTTCAATAATAATAAAAATATTTTATATACGATTGACGAATCACAAGCTACTCAATTTAATAACAATAATAATACACGTAATTGCAAACCAAAGTTAAATTTAAATTTAACTACTCTTAACGATCATTCCGATACTATTCTTCTACAATTGTCAGATATTAATGACTTGTCGCATTTGGATACTGTTTTTAATTCAAATACTAATTATAGTACTAACCAATTATCTGATGCTGATATTGTCTACGACAATGTAAAAGAAAGCAACAAAAATAAAAAAGATACAGAAGAAGATAATGATAAAGAAAGTCGGTCGTCTTGTTCATCGCGATTTTCCGATACGGAAGAGGAAGGTGAAAGCGATGGGGAAGCAGATGGGAAAAGTGATAATAATGATAATAATGATAATAATGATAATAATGATGATAATGATAATGATAATAATGATGATAATAAAGAGGAAGATTCCTATAGCGAAACATCCAGTAGTTCATCTTCTTTTTGCGAAGATCAGCTGTTTGTAAAAATTAAAACCTTTCCAGTTCAGGTCATTTCATTAGAATGTTGCGAAGACACACTAGATTCGCTAGTAGAAAATGATGAGGTTCCTTTAAGTGACGACATGTGGGATTCTATAGTCTTACAACTCCTCATGACATTAATTACCTACCAGCAATGCTTTCATTTAACACATAACGATCTACATTCCAATAATATCATGTATATGAAAACCAATGAACCCTTTTTATACTATAAAGTAGATGAGAAATACTATAAAGTACCGACGTATGGACGCATTTTTAAAATTATTGATTTTGGTAGAGCCATCTATAAATTCCGTGGCAATCTAATGTGTAGTGACAGTTATCATAAGGCCGGTGATGCGGCAGGGCTTTATAATATTGAACCCTACTTTAACAGTAAGAAACCACGTCTGGAACCGAATTATAGCTTTGATTTATGTCGTTTGGGTTGTTCTTTGTTTGATGCCATAGTAGACGATATCAGTGATATAGATGAGCTAGAATCGCCAATTTTAAAAATAATAACTGATTGGTGTAAAGATGATAAAGGCAAGAATATCATGTATAAAATGAATGGAGAAGAGCGGTACCCGGATTTTAAACTCTACAAAATGATAGCCCGACTCGTTCACCAGCATACACCGCTGAATGTTTTACGTAATAAGCATTTTAATAAATATACAGTGAACAAAAAGACCATGAAGAATGCGAAAGATAAGAATATTGAAGTAATGAATATTGATGAATTGCCGTGTTATATTTAAACTCTACTTTTTAGAAAAAAGTAGGACAAAAAGTAAGTGTATAAATATTTAATATTAAATATAAGTATTAAATATTAAATATTACATATTAAATATTAAATATAAGTATATGAAAATTGGGTTACTTATACCGTCAACTTCAAATGGTAGAGATTGGAAAAATTATACGGAAACATATTTTTATAGGACTTTAAAAACGTTTTTGTTAACATGTGATAATGAGCATAATTATACCTTTTATATTGGGTTGGATAGATATGATAAAGTATTGGATACTCTAGACTTTATATCTAATATAAATACAATATTAGGTAATTTCAAAAATGTAAGTGCTGATTATTTATATATGGATGGTATTACAAAAGGGCATTTAACTATTATGTGGAATAGACTATTTGATAAAGCATTACGAGACGGTTGTGATTATTTCTTTCAATGTGGCGATGATATTGAATTCAAAACAAAAGGATGGGTAAATGAATGTATTAAAACGCTACAAGAAAATAATAATATTGGATTAACCGGCCCTATTAATAATAATACGCGAATTTTAACACAATCTTTTGTTTCGCGTAAACATTTTGATTTATTTGGTTGTTATTTTCCAGGACAAATAATAAACTGGTTCTGTGATGATTGGATTAATGAGGTATATCGTGGACTAAATTCCTTTTTTCCACTACATAATCATGTTTGTTTAAATGTTGGCGGGAAACCAAGATATACTGTCAACAATGATCCCAATTGGAATAGTAGTGTAGATAAAATGCGTACTATATGTACCGATCTTGTAAATAAAGATTTAATAAGAATTAAAAAAATTAAAAAGGTGTAATAAATTCTAGTAGTTAACTAATATATATATATAAACTTAAATATATTTATTTATTAAATTAAAATGAAATTACTTATTTATGGACACAAAGGGTGGATTGGTACTCAATTTGTTTCATTCATTAAAAAGGATAATAGTATTGATTATATTTTAGGTCAATCTCGTGTAGACGATACCGAAGTATTGTTAAAAGAATTAGATACTATAACCCCCACACATGTAATTTCATTTATTGGGCGGACACATGGTACAATAGGCGAAAAAGAATATACGACGATTGATTATTTGGAACAACCTGGTAAATTAGTAGAGAATATGAGAGATAATCTTTTTTCTCCTTTATCATTGGCCATGGCCTGTAAAGAACGTAAACTTCATTATACATATATAGGTACTGGTTGTATTTTTAATTATAAAGATATAGATCAAGAACATTTCGATTTGAATGATAATGGATTTAATGAGAATGATGTACCTAATTTTTTCGGATCGGGTTATTCGATCGTTAAAGGGTTTACGGATCGGTTAATGCATCAATTAGAAGATAATGTGTTAAATTTACGTATTCGTATGCCAATCATAGAAGAAGATTGTCCGCGTAATTTTATTACAAAAATTACCAATTATAGAAACATCTGTTCAGTGCCAAATTCCATGTCGGTTTTGACAGAACTAATACCTATTGCTTTGCGAATGTTGAAATCAGGAATGACTGGTACAATAAATCTAACCAATCCAGGCGTGATATCACATAATGAAATATTAGAAATGTATAAAGAATATGTAGAGCCTACATTTACATGGGAAAACTTTAGTATAGAAGAACAACGCAAAGTCCTAGCATGTGAAAGATCGAATAATTTATTGGATACGTCACGGTTAGAAGCATTCGCACCAGAAGTAAGACCTATCACTGACGCAGTTAGAGAGATTATGAAAAATTACAACCCTACAAAAACCCAAATAAAAAAAGTAAAACAAGCTCACACACAACCAAAAATAGATTTTCATGACAACGAAACAACCATTTTATTTGTCACAGGTGGGGCAGGATTTATTGGGTCTAATTTTATTAATGAAATTTATAAGCAGTATAAACGAATCAAAATAATTAATTTTGATGCACTCTATTATTGTGCAAACGAAAAACAAAATATTAGCGAAGAAATTAGAAAGGATAAAAACCGCTATACGTTTATTCATGGTAATCTTCAAAGTTTAGATTTATTAAACTATATTTTTCAAATAAATAAAATAACACACGTGATACATTTTGCGGCACAATCACATGTTCAAACCTCTTTTACAGATGCAATTCAATATACAAAAGACAATATTTTAGGCACACATAATTTATTGGAAGCAGTACGATTGTATTGTCCAACCCTTAATAAATTTATTCATGTATCTACAGATGAAGTGTATGGTGAATCGATGTTAGATACAGACGAAAAGCATAAAACAGAACAAACTGTATTGTGTCCGACAAATCCTTATGCGGCAACAAAAGCGGGTGCTGAACTAATCGCCCAAGCATATAATCATTCTTTTAAAATGCCGATTATTATTACCCGTGGGAATAATGTGTATGGCCCCAATCAGTATCCGGAAAAAGTTATTCCACGATTTATACAGCAATTGAGGAATGGTGAAAAGGTCACCATTCAAGGCGATGGCAGTTGTGTGAGAGCATTTCTTCATGCGATAGATACGGCGAATGCTTTTATTAAAATTTTAGAAAAAGGTAGGGTTGGTGAAATCTATAACATTGGGTGTGATGAAGGCATGGAATATAGTATTTTAGAGGTTGCTAAAATACTAATTAAAAATATAAAAGGTACAGATGATTACGAAAAATGGATAACATTCATTGAAGACAGACCCTTTAATGATCAGCGGTATTATATTAGTAATTACAAATTGAAAGAGTTAGGTTGGGAAATTAAAATAAATTTTGAAGATGGGATTGTAACTTTATAAAACGCCGATTATATCCAATGTGTTCTAATTTTTTTATAAATAGCAATATAAGAACAACCATATTCTATTTTATCTATTGAATATTCAAATACATTTTTTGTTTTTTTTATAATTTTAAAAGGGTCTACGCTATAGTCTTTTATTCCACTCATTGAATCAAAACGCCATTGATTTAAATATTTTGTATAGTTAAAAAAGTATTGTAAGTGATTTTCATAATTTAAATCTATAAATGGTGGTGATTTATAACATACAGTATCTTCAACTATATATAATCCATCATCATTTAATAATGGAAATAACAACTCGAAAGACTTTATCACATCTCTATTAACATGTGAACCATCATCAAGAATAATATCAAATGATCCATATTTTTCGGTAATTTTTTTTATAAATGTAGAATCCGTAGCATCTCCTATTTCTATAAATAAATTATTTTCCGCATCCTCATATGTTTTACATCTATTATCAATATCTAAACCTAAAACACAAGTGGAATTGATAAATGCTTCTTTAAATGCTTTTACACTACCTCCATTGTAGACACCGATTTCTAAATATTTAATTGGTTTATCTCTAAACTGGTTTAATAATGTATTATATTGTCTTGTATAATTATGATAACTTGCACATTTGTCAGTATCATATTTATTGAAAATTGATTCAAGTGATTCCATTATATATTTAATTATATATTGTTTATTTATATTATATTATAATAATTAATATATAATATTTCAAAAAAAATGGATATTGTTCTGAAACATTAAATACTTTTGAAAATAGTTCATTTGATATAATTATAGATGATGATGTTAGTTATAAAACGTTTGTAATATATTTTCTATAGAAATATTAATATTTTCTGGATGATATTTTTCAAGTCTTGTTGTGTCTAATATTATACTCGGACGAATCGCATGATTAAGTATTTCGTAATTATTATTAATATTATTAATAATGTTATATTTTTTTTTAATATCAACTAAACTAATGGTTCCAGGATTAACAAAATTCATTATTCCTATTTCTTTATTTTCTACTATTGACGATAATAAAGGAAATAAAGAATCAATGCATGTTATAGAAAATTTACTATCAGAAATTTTTGTGAAACATTTTAATTTTGTTAATAAATTTTTTGGATTTGAACAACTAGAAAGAGGATAATTTATTCTTAAATATAAAACATTTGTATAATTTTTAACAATATTTTCAAGATATATTCTACACTCACTGTAGAATTTATCATAATAATCACCAATATCACATTCTTTTTTAACACCAGGTGTATTATATATTCCACCCGAACCAAATATAGTTAAATGTATATTTAATTCTTTACATATATCGCACAATGTTAGTTGATATGTAATATTCGTTTCAATTGTTTGCTCTTTATTATCATCACACCAGTTTATATTTGGTTTTCCGGTTAATCCAGCGGCATTTATAACAAATTTTGGTTTATACAAAGAAAGTTTATTTCTTATAGCAGAAATATCATTCAATCGTTCCGATATTGAAATTACATTTTTCCCTTGTATTTTTAAAATGTTCATAATATGTCCTCCTAGATATCCACTGCTACCAATGACTATATAATCAACTGGGTTAATAAAATTACAGATGTTATCTTTATCAGAAATAATAATAGGACCAAGTAAAGTAGGTAGTTTTAAATTAATATAAGGGTCAAGATAGTGAATATGAGTTGTTTCATCTGATTTAAAAACACTAGAAAAATGATATAAAACAATTGTATTTTCTTCTAATGTTAAAAATCCATGAGCATGATTGGGTGGAATTAATACTTGATTTAATTCATTTAATAATGATAAATTGTAATATTGAGGAATTAAATAATTATCAGAGTTAATGTCTAAATTTATTATTATATCTAAAATAGAACCTTGAATACACGTAACGAGTTTTGAAAATGTATTACAATGTAACCCTCTAAATACATTTTTTTTATTTATACTTATAGTACATTCTTGAGGAAAAAATGAACTATTTTTAATAGGAAAATATAATTCACCACGGTTATCTTTGAATGATTGTAACATTATATTATTATGCGTATTTATATAAAACTATTTTTAATATATATTTTATATTAATGATTATTTTACTTTATGGTTCAACTGGGTGGATTGGTAGCCATATTAAAAACTATTTAAATACACATTTTAAAAATATAATTGTACATTTAGGAATTGCAAGGTGTGATGATTTTGACCAACTTTCAAAAGAAATTACTAGAATTGGTCCTGATAGAATTATATGTTCAATAGGGAGAGCATATGGTAAAAATGTATACAATACATCTTATATTGAAGATAAACTTAATATTAATATTAGAGATAATATAATAGGTCCAATAAATATATCTAATATTTGTATTAAATCGAATATACATTGTACTTTTGTAGGTACAGGTTGTGTTTATAGACAAGAAAACAAATTATTTAATGAACTAGATAAACCAACATTAATTTCTTCAAACCATGCGATTATTAAATCTACAACAGAACAATTAATTCAAAATAATTATACCAATTGTCTTCATATTAAACTTAGTTATCCTATTTCTGGAGATTTTCATCCAAAATGTTTAGTTTCAAAAATTATTTCATACGAAAAAATAGTAAATAGTAATATCTCTATAAGTTATTTGCCTGATATTATACCAATTTTATTAGATATGACCATAAACCATATAACAGGGATATTTCATTTAACCAATACAGGATCCATTAATTTATTAGATACAAAATTACAATATAAAATATACAATGACAAAACACTGGATATAAAAGAATATTCAATAGAAGAACATAACACTATAATAGGAGAGCGTTCAAACGTAGTTATTGATAATAAAAAAATTAGCACGTTATATCCTACTATTATGAATACAAATGATGTGGTTACATTAACACTAGATAATATGAAAAATAAATGTCAAGCAATTATAAAATGTATATGTTGTCAAAATGAAAGTTTAAATTGTATTTTAGATTTAAAATACCAGCCATTGGCTAATGATTTTCACTTTAAAAACATAACATCGCATAATTATCCATTAAAATTGATGAATTGTACAAAATGTAATCACTGTCAGTTATCTCATGCGGTTAATCCGGAAATATTATTTAAAAATTATAAATATGTTAGTGGAACATCAAAGACAGGGCATAAATTTTTCAAAGATAATGCAGAGTTGATACAACATTTTAATAATAATAAAAAAGGAAAAATACTGGATATAGCATGTAATGATGGAACACAGTTAGATTATTTTAAAGAACTAGGTTGGGAAACCTATGGAGTAGATCCTGCTGAAAATCTTTGTCCAATTGCAAAAGAAAAAGGACATTTCGTCATTTGTAGATTTTGGGATGATAAATGCGTTGAAGAACTACCAATTATGGATGTAATAACTGCGCAAAATGTATTTGCACATACAGCAACTGCTTCAGACAGTTTTTTATTAAACTGTAAAAAAATCATGGATGAAAACAGTAGTTTATATATTCAAACATCACAGAGAGATATGATTATTAATGGAGAATTTGATACAATATATCATGAACATATTTCTTTTTTTAATACAAAATCAATGAAAATATTAGTGGAAAGATGTGGATTAGAATTGAATAGAGTATTAGAAAATGAAATTCATGGGCGTAGTTATATTTTTGAAATTAAATTAAAAAAAACCAATGAATATAATGTAGATGAAATTATGAGATTTGAAGAAAAATTGGGACTGTACACTCCATTTATTTATGAAAAATTTAAATTAAATTCTGATAAATGCGTTAAAACATTATCATTAACTATAGACAAATATAGAAAAACACATAAATGTATTGGATTTGGTGCTGCTGCAAAAGGACAGACTGTCTTATGTTATGGTAATATTGATCTGGATTATATCATTGATGAAAATACATTAAAAACAAACACATTTTCACCAAAACTAGATATACCTATTGTTGATATAGACTATTTTATAAATGATAATTCATCAGAAAAATTTCTGATTGTTATATTAGCATGGAATTTTGCAAAAGAAATTATTGGAAAAATAAATAAAGTAAAAGGATTAAAAAATATTATTATTATTGAAAAATATTTTCCTGAAATAGTATTTTTTTAAGTTTTATTAAAAAAAAATGTTTTAAATTTGGTTGCTGGTGTGATTGTATGTGTCTCTTTTAGTATATTTGGATTAATAATTATATTTTGTTTTTCATTAAATTGCAGTATTTCTTTATTATAATATAAAGATGGAATATCATATCTATAATTACATTGTTCTTTTAATAATACATTTATATTTGTATTATTTTTATATAAATCTGTAAAATTATATGAATTTAAAGTGTGATTGATAGATAAAAATTTATTTGTTAAAATCATAGATCTATTAACATAATTTAGTGCTGTATCAATTCCATATTCAGTTAATCCATCAAAATTACAAATTAGATCATATTTTTCATTAATTGAATTAAAATGATGGGCTGGTATTAAATTTAAAAAACAATTATTATAATTATTTTCACCATATAAAGCAACGTTGTTTTCACCTATAATATTAAAATTATAATGTGCCTGTATTATACTTGTAGTAGGTATATCAACAATAGTATATTTTTTAACACCAAGCTTTGACGCATAGTATGGTATTCTACCACCTCCTCCACCTATTTCTAATATAGATGATTCTTTTATATTTTCAACATATTGTGATATATTCCATACATAATATAACGCATATAACATTCTATGTGATATTTTTCCTCGCGAAGTATTTAAAATATATCCATAAGAATAATCAAACACTTCTGGAAAATCAACTTTAAAGCCAATTTTGTTGTCAATAAATGGAAATAGTGCTTCAATATCTAAAGTATTTGTACCATCAATATATATTGGTATAATATTCATTTCATCTAATAATTTTTTAAGGGTTATAAATATTATTATTGACTTATCTTTAATAGTATCATCCGAAGTTATACTCGTATAGCATTCATAACCGAATGCATATGTTGTTTTAGCAATATTTTCTAAAGTATGAGAAATAAAATCATTATTATTTGTATTTAACAAACTAATAAAATTATTACAATATGTTGGGATAATAGCGGTATCCCACATTGAATCTTTATTTATATAATAACTTTTTTTGATATTATTATAGTAAGTAATTATTCTATCCATTTTATTATATATAATAATAATATTATATTATATATAATTTTACGCATTACATATTTTCATACAAAGTATATTGATTTTGGAAATACCATATCTTTTTCTCCATTGCTAATTGTTCCATATGGTCCATAATATAAATATCTAGTTAAAAAATTAAATTCTTCTGAAACAATATCATTTTTTAAATATGAAATGCAATATTTCCATTTAATTGCGAATGAATATGGATTGTTAATCCATTGATTTAATAATTGAGGATGAAATGATGGACATACGACATTATGACCTTTCAAATTTCTATAATCTATGATTGATTTCATTAAATAATTTTTATTTAGTAAATATTGTGTAAACGGAATTTCTAATAAATGTATAGCGCTTCTTGATTTATTTAATAAATTATTCAATACAATATAAACATTTTTTTCAATAAATATTATTACATCATCTATTAAATTAAATTTAAATTCAACTGGTGTGCCGACCAAACATTTTTCAGGAGCATACCAATGACCCCAAAAATCACAACCGTCCCGACTATTTATAACAGAATTCATAAAATTAGTTATACCGTTAATTGGGAATAATAAAGAATCATTAATAAACATTATCCATTCATAATTTAATTTAGTTTCTTTTATTAATTTTAATCCATTTAACCACATTTCCCAATCTGTTCCCGCGCCTTTATTTTTTACATAATGAATTTCAAATGGTAGTATTGACACGTCTATATTATTTATAGATGACGAAGCAGTATAAAATAGAACATCATACCCTATATAAACTAAACTTTTCAACCCTTGGATAACATAATCAGCAATAATATTATTTGAATCATAATGTGCATATAGAACTACACCTTTCATATCATATTTTTTCTTAGGAAATAATATATATTCTTCTGCATATCCATATTTATGGAAAAAATCCTTTTTATTATTTAATGACACATTTAATAAATCATAATTATATTCAACATCTAGACCATCAAATATATTTTTATATTTTAATTGTTTATTGATAAAATTTATACAATAATCATATAATACAGGAATAGATGGATACTGCTGCTCACCAACTCTCCAAATATTTTTAATAAAAATAGTTTGTTTAAGAAATTCATCATTATTTTTATGAAAAAACTCTTCTCTCTCATATAATGGTTCAGATGGTCTATGATTATTTTTATATAAACAACAAATATTGTAACCATTATTTTGTAAAACTCTAGATAGTCCAAATTCTCCGGTTAATATAGAGTCTAGCTTATTCTCTTTTTTCCCCAGTACAGTATTCGTATATCTTCTATATATACTATTAGCTCTATCCGTAGAAATAACAGGTGTTTTTGTTAATAATTTTATAATATCACTATTTATTTTTATCAACGTAAAACTACAAGATAAAGCCTGTAGATCAATCTCATCATTCCCACGTCTAAACATATTAATATAAGGAGAACATGCATTAGCATTATTTTTCACCATTGAATCATAAAATGGACAAAGCCAATGTGAATCAACAGTTGATTCCATAAATGGTCCAAATGTACTTGAATTTATGAGACATAAATAATCGAATTGTTGTTCTAATGGTTTATTATATTTAGTGGACATATAATTAATACCATTAAACCAACCTTCATAGTCACTACAGTTATCTTCTCGAAGAATATGTATATTTTCCTTTTTTGGTATAATAACCTCGCATTGGTGACCATTTATAACAAATATGGTTGTTATATCCATCTTTATCCATTTTGTGTCATCTAGGCCATATTTAATAAAATATGATAAATTTGTTTTATTTTTTTTTTCATTTTTTCTTTCGTAATAAACATATATTATACATATTTTTGATTGCTGTATAGGGTGTTGTATAATATTAGGAACGCTAATAGTTGTATTTTTAATTTGGTTTATATTAGATTTATTATTAGTTCTATTATTTAATATAAATGGTATCGTTTGTTTAGTGTTGCTAAATATGAATGGCGTTTGTTTAGTGTTGCTAAATATTAATGGCGTTTGTTTATTATCACCAAAAATAAATTTTCTCATATTTAAATTTAATATATATATATTTAAATATATTATATAACTATAATTGTTAATATTAAAATTATAATTTGATTATCAGACCAAATGAATATTGTAAACATTTTATTTTTAATAACCTGCGAGTCATACATCTAAATTATTACATAAGGGTTGGAATATAGCATTACAATATTGTTTTAATTTTTTACACCTTCGGACATTATAAATGTCCGAATTAACGTTGCCTTTGTGACCGATAAACCGCCGACTCGTCGGCGTTTTAAATGTCCAAAGGTGTAAAAATGAAATAACTAGTACGTAAAGTACTATTTAAATATTATTTAATAATTATTACTTATATAATAATGAAAACACTAGTATTATACGTATTTCATGAGTATAATAGTCGTGTAGAAATGTTTATAAAAAATGCTATATTTTTTGATGAAAATATTGATTTTATTGTCATATCTAATAACAAAAATAATAAATTTACAGTTCCCCCATATGTAAAAATACTACCAAGGGATAATATAGGATATGATTTTGGTGGATGGAGTGATGCTTTATTAACAGACAATTTATATATGAATTATGAAAAATTTATTATAGTTAATTCTTCAGTTATTGGACCTTTTCTTCCACCTGAATTTAAAGGAAAATGGACTGATATATTTTTAAATGGATTAAAAAATAATATTAAATTATTTGGTTGTACAATAAATACGTGTAATGATCCTATAAATAAATCTCATATTCAGAATTATGTTTGTGCTATGGATAAAATAACATTAGAATATTTAATTAAATGTGAAATATTTAGTATGACAAATTATGCCAAAACTTATAACGAAGCGGTTTGGAATAAAGAGGTATTAATGTCAAGAAAAATACTTGAAAATGGATGGAATATAGGTTGTTTATTATCTTATTATAAAGATGTTGATTTTACATTTACTAACAAGCGTCCTAATCAATATGTTAATCTATTCTTAAATGATATAATGTATCCAAAATATATGAATAAACTATGGAATGTCTATGAATTAGTTTTCATAAAAGGAAATAGAAAATAAAATATGTATGGACTTATAACTATATAATTATAACTATAGAATTATAACTATAGAATTATAACTATATAAATATGAGTTAATTATTATTAATATTATACTACATGGATAAACAATATGAACCCTATTGGTCTAATTATTTGAAACAATTTGATATTCCAAATAGTAATTTTAATAAAATATCAATAAATACAAACAAATTTTGTGTAATAGTTGAACCCAGGATTCATATAAATCTAATATTAGTAATTAAAAATTTTATGTATTTATTACAAAATAAAAACTGGGGATTAATAATTTTTCATAGTAGTAAAAATATAAACTACTTGAAAACAAATTTACATGGAATATCTAATATTATTTTTATAAATGTAACTGAAGAAAACTTAACTGTGGGGCAATATAACCAATTATTATATTCTACTACATTTTGGAATAGTTTACAATCATACAATTGCAAACATGCTTTAATTTTTCAAACAGATACATTATTATTCAATGATAATATTGATGATTTTATAAACTTTGATTATATAGGAGCGCCTTGGAGCAAAGAACTGGCGTGGAAAAAAAATATATTTGAAAATGTAGACATAGGAAACGGTGGATTATCTTTGCGAAATGTTGATAAAATGATTAAAATATTAGATACTTATCCAAATAATATTATAATGAGATTTAATGAAGATAGTTATTTTAGTTATTTTTGTGTTAAAGACAAATATAATATCCCTTCGGTCGAAGTAGCTATGAAGTTTTCAATAGAAACAATTTATTATGAAAATCCGTGTGGAATACATAAACCGTTGTTATCTATGTTTCCAAATAAAGAATCGTATATTAAATTGCTTAGTAAAAGAGTTGTTATTACATAAAATGATTGGTTACAAGGATTTGTGTTATATGTTTCATTTAAAACCCTGGCGCATCCGTAAAAGCCCCAATGACTTTGTTCCCACCCGATTCATTCGGTATGACTTGTTCAATCACATAGATGCCTACAACAATGCTAAAGTAGACCAGCAAAGTATCTTTCGCCAACTCTTTTAACGGTTTACTTTCCTTCAAGACAATTCGCATTTCCGCAAACCGGAGCAGTAGATAAACTACAGCAATAATCCCCGCATTTAAAAATATATTATCCATTTTATACTTTTATAAACTATAAAATGAAAAAGCAAAGCTTTAAACTACGCACAGCAATTCCATCTGTTACACCTGCGCTTGCGGTCGGGTTATAAAGGGACAATTCCGCTTGCGGTCGGGTTATAAAGGGCGATGCCCCTTTAAGGTTGAACCAAAATCCAGTCTAAAATTTTTGGATTAAATATTAACCTATATTTTAGGGTTGTTTTTGGTACAACCTTTTTCTAAAAGGTTGGTAGTATCTCCACATCCAACATCGGGGGCGGTCTAACGTTCATCGGTCGACTATTCAATTCACTAATATCTGAAAAGTCTAGTTTTATATCATCTCCTATTCTCAATTTATCTTCGTCATCGTCTTCTAAATGCCGTTGTTTTTCAAACGATTGTGCTGAAATGGTCTCTAACCGTTCAATCGTTTTAGGGGCTTCCACTGACGTTTCTACACCTCTAATGTCAATCGCCCGATCTGTATCCGAGAATGTAAGTTTATTATTCGTTGGGGGTGCTAGTGCTGCTGATGTCGTAGGTGCTGCTGATGCCGTAGGTACTGCTGATGCCGTAGGTGCTGGTGCTGTTTGCGCTACGGGCATTGATACTGGTTGTTCAACCGGTATAGCGATCTTCTCTTGAACTTCTTTCACATCCACATGCTGCTCTTCCGTCTCGTCCATATACGCCCGCAAAATCGCCTCTACCGGTATACTTTCTCTGACCGAGTTCATAATGCATTCGCGAATTATCAATTCCAGTTCCCGATTATGTTTCTGGATTTGAAGCGGGGCTATATTCTTTTCGAACAAATAAATATTCGTATATATTTTGCGTGCCACATTAATGTAGATTTTATGAATAAATGCGTCAACTGACGGTACATCGATATCCACTTTCTTTTGTTTCTGACCCACTCTAACACACGACAGTGCTTTCAATTGAATCACATGAACACATGTAATAAGCTCTTCTAGATACACACATCCTGACGATTCACATATTCTTTTTCGCTCTGTCTCAATAATTTCACTGTTCCATTTGGGTACTCGTGTTAAGAACGTCTGAAAGGTCATTAAATATTTATCCAATTCATCATTGTCTTCACATAATTTCCACGCTTCATTAAAAATCGATTTCAACCCTTGAATAATTTCTGGTGTAATGGTATTCACTAAACGGGCGCACCATTCATTTTTAGACTCGGCTAGACTGGTTACTGAATAATCGTCCATTTTTTACTTACATAAATGATATATTTTCTAAATCCAAATCGGAACGAAGAAAATAAAAATTCAAAATAAAAGTCATGAATAGTTTTTCATTTCTAAATTCTTTCTTAACTTTATGAAAGGTGAGTAAGAGTTGGTACTTTGGGGGCTCTGCCATCTGTTGCACTTGCCCCCCGCCCCCGTGTGATTGTTTTGGGGGCTCTGTATCGTCTGTCTGACTCATATCTATCTTCGCCGTCTGTTCTTGCGTACGGGGGCAAGGGGGCAGAGCCCCCTGAATATACTCCATCAAATCCAACCCACTATACCCCTTTTCATATAACTTATCACTTAAATCCAAGAGAGTACAATAATCGATCTTGCTGCCGCTCGCCACAGAAGCATGTAATCCATTTAATGTATTTTTAAGCCAATTCGCCTTCTTTTTATCTAGTTGTGGTCCAAATGTTTTTTGAATACTTAATTTATGTAGATTCACTCTAGTACCATCTTTGTTTGGTTCTGAAACAAATATTTCGCATAAACGCGACAAAATCGGTTTCAATAGTTTATATTTGTCTTCAACAATAATAAAAAATCGTGTCGTATGACAAAATAATTCGATACAGCGGCGTAAAGCGGACTGTGCATCCGTCGTTAAATTATCGGCATTGGATAAAATCACCGTTTTAAAATGCCCCGACCCTTTTATATTAATATGTGTCTTGGCAAAAAACTTTAAATCTTCCCTGACGAATTTAATACCTTTACCATGGGCACAATTCACATTCATCACATAGGCTTTCATCAATTCTTTATTGTTATGGTAGATATCCGACACGAATGTATTGACAATGGTACGTTTGCCGCTGCCACTGGGACCGTGAAATATAATATTTGGTATTTTTTCAGTTTTAAGAAAAAAATTAAGTTTTTCTGTTATAGAGGGGTGATAATCTATAGTAGACATTTTATTTCTATCTATCTCTACTTTTAAAGGTTTAAATTATTTTTAATACATTTTAATACATTTCAATTCAACATTATTTTCTTATTTTCATTATTCAAATCCTCTAGAAAATCTTCATAGGGCACAGTACCGTTTAAAATAGCTTGAATATAACGTAGCATAAAGCTCCATGATGCGCCACTATGGCTGCCATCGTCTAGTAATGTATTCATTTGCTGATGAAGTTGTGCTTTTGTAGCATCTTTTTCTATAGTATAACTAAAACCACCAGGTCGTTCATTAAAATTTATAATGTAATTTTTAATGGCCGGGTATTCGGTCAAAATGTCTAGACAGCGTTTAACTTGTGTAAGGCTCATTTTTTTCCTTTCCTTTAATCGTAATTGTATTTTTTAACATATAAAAATGGTAAATCAATTTTTATATATTATACTTTATACTTTATACTTTACGTGTATAACCAACATAAAACAAAAGTAAAGAAACCACAAACATGACAACAGATGAAGTATATAAAAGTATTTTATCGCTGAAATAAGTATTTACAATAGACCCATAATAAGCTCCAAAGAAATAGGCTATAAATAACAACGTACCAATTAAATAATCTATTTCTTTTCGTTTACCATATTCAATCACTGCTAGTAATGAGATGGGCGGCAATATTGAAAATAGCATTGTACCTATTAGCGTGCGATAGTTGGGTATAATATTCGATAAGAGTAAAAGTGGTAACATTAGTGTAGTACCAGCTAAACCCAATGCACCGCCTATAATTCCAACGAGTGTACCAATAACGATGGCTACTATGATACGAAGCATTATACACTATACTTTTAAAAAAAGTATAGCAAAAACTATGGTGTAACTATTTTGCGTAAAACTATGTAATACAAGGGCTTTTTATTATGCCCAACTCTGTAAGGGCTTTTATTATGCCCAACTCTGTAAGGGCTTTTATTATGCCCAACTCTGTAAGGGCTTTTTATTATGCCCAACTCTGTAAG